AACTTGATTACCTTTCTATCAAATGAACTTACAGATGAAACACCACGCTTACAATTAACAAAAGCAGATGGTTGATATCCAGATCCACCATTATGGATGGTAAATCCAGTAATCTCACCAAATCCAACGTCACAAGACGCTTCTGGAGCAGGTGGAGCAGCAATAAAGACTTTAGGTGGTTCTGCAGAAGAGTATCCACTTCCAAAACTGGTTATATTGATATCAGTAATCTCTCCGTTGAATATGGTTGCAACAGCAGTTGCTCCAGTACCGCCAGCTGGTTCACCAGCAATATCCTTCCTATTATCAACAATATACACAGATGGAGCATCAGTATAACCTGCACCACCAGTTAATAGTTCAATATTAGTAACTCTACCACCAGTAACTGCAACATCAAGTATTTGAGCACCTACAGGATCAATAATCTTTGCCCTAGGTACTGTTTCATATCCTTGTCCACCAGATACAACATTAATACCATTAACACGTCCATCTACATCAATAGTTGCAACAACGTTTGCTCTTATAGCATTATCACCAGTTGGAAGATCCAAATACACTAATGGAGGTGTTGTATACCCTGAACCACTATCTACAACAGTGATAGACCCATCTTGGATGGATCCTGTGTGAAGTGTTGGTTGAGTAATGGTTGCACCACCAGGATTAACAAAACTGATAGATGGAATCTTATCGTAACCACTTCCAGAACTGTCTACAATGAGTTGTGAGACCCCTTCAATAGAATCATCAACAATTGCCCTAATTTGAGCAGTCTTGCCTTCAGGATCCACTGGAGGGTCAACTACAACGATAGGAGGGTTGTTAGCAGAGTAACCTTGTCCTGAAAAGAGTAATCTAGTATCTTTAATACCATTTACTAATGCTTCAGCAGTAGCACCGAATCCTGGACCTTTAGTAGACGCAATACTGATCTTTGGAGCAAAACTTAGTCTATATCCACTACCACCATTCTTAACAATAACCTTATCTACAACACCTTGTTCAATATCTGCAATAGCAGTAGCACCAGCACCGAACTCAGGTGCTATCATCTCAATAGATCTGAGATTTATGACTGAATTCTCTGCAACATCATTCTTGAATATTAACTTATCTTCGAAGATAGTAAAATCTTCATAAGGACGCTTTTCTACTCTGTCTACAACAACTATAGTTGAAACAGTTGATAATGGAGTATATTTGTTATTATTGTTCGTTAAATTAAATTCTTTAGAATCACCACTAACAGTAATAGTGTCTATAGAACGTACTGGGATGCTTGTGTAACCAATAAGGTACCGAATAGTATTAATAGCACCTGTAAGTTCTCCTGTAGGGGGAGCAGGAGGGTTCTGAAGACGTATCTTATCACCTTCGATAAAATAGTCGATATTTGGGAATAAAAATTCGTTATTTACAACAACTAAGAGATGATCAGCAGTTTGTGGTGAAACTGGCTTACCTAAAAGTCTAAGATTAAATAAAGTCTGACTATTATCAAATTGTGAAGATATTGGTTCAAATTCTTGTATTTTACGATCAAATTCTGCCTTATTAACACCAGGAGTGAATACAATGTCAGGAGAATGAGTAACAGACTCGTAATAAATTACCTCATTATCAATTTGTACCGTACCATCTTTCTCTAAGAAATAATTAACGTTCTCAGCAACAATATCCTTTTGAGTAGGATCAACCTTCTCCAACACAGCAGATTGTGAAGATAGGAAATTAGGATCAAACTCTCCAGAACCTATATCAGTGTATCTTAAGATATTATTCAGTATGTCATACGGACGACCTGATTTCTCTTGAGATCTATAGTATTCTGAAAGAAGATTGACAAATTGTTCGTTATCTTCTCTTATGAATGCAGGTATCTGGTCCTGCACCCTATTTGAGACGGTAATAGCCTTCATCTGCTGTTATTCTGCTATTTTATTGTCTTAGAAACAAGAATTAAATTCTGGAATCTCAAAGACGGTGGTTGGGTAATCAATGATATTTATTGAGCTTCCATCGAAGTTAATAGCGTTGAAATCGAACGGATCGAAGGTTGGAACGTTAGTTCCATCAATTGTGTAGTCGATGGTTTGTACAGTTGGGTTAAAGATCGTAGGATCTAAACCTGTACCGACGTTAATATTGCCAGAAGCAGGGATAACTGTAACAGGAACCCTGTTAGTACCATCAGGAGTACTAGCAATGTCAACAGGTCCAACACAGACCTGTCCACTCTTATAATCAACGGTTCCTACATTCTTTTTAAGAGTAACTTCAGTTTCATCAACTTTAGTTACCATAATTAGAGTTCCGTAACCGTCATCTCTTATATTTACGGGTAATAATGCTGTAGTATCATTTGTAAGTAAACTTGTTGATGATATCTGGTTAGCATTAACACCACCCTGTATATTTAACAGTCCTTCCGTATAACCTGTGGAATAGAAGGTACCTGTCTTCACTGAGGAGTATTTTGGTACACAAGTACCATCTCCAGAACCTTTATTTCCACCTGAAAGGTCATTTGGATTTGCTATTTCATTATTAAAGTCAATACACTGTGTAAATGTTTGACCAAAATTGAATCCCTCAATGTTCATACCTAATGACATATGAGTGATATTTCCACTGATCGAAGGATCAGAGGAATCTATCATCGATTGGTAAGCACTGAGGTCAATGCGACCATTGAATCTAGTAGATTCTGCTTGACTATTGTATTGATCGACAGCTCCCAAAACTTTAGACGCAACTTCATTATTTGAGAGTGTAGTTTTATTACCGTCAAAGAACGCCCAAGTTTTTGGTCTAATGTATAGGGTAATTGGATCGACAATAACAGGTTCGATTGCTGCAATCGAGTATTTAAGCAGATTGTTCTTGATTCTCTTCTTGGTTGTTGTATTAAGTAAGGCACCTGATTTCGTACGAATGGATATGTAGACTTTTCCGTAAACTGGTGGACTTAAACGTTCACCACCGTAAGCAGTAACGGATTTTGCCTGTGGATATACTTTTTTAGTAATAAATTCATAGTCAGATTCAGTTACTGCTCTGTTTTGACTATTAAACGCTCTAGGAGCGTTGAATTTTATACTTAAGGTAGTTTCTACGTCTTCACCATCCTGAGCACCGTCTATGGTCACCAGAGAGATATTAGACGAAGATACAAAGCGACCTTCTGAGTCTATCACACGACCAATGAAACTAAATTGCTTACATCCGTTAGCTTTTGTTCCTTCAGTACGTACATACTTTAATTTAATGACTTCACCCGCAATTAACTGACGACAGATAACTCCATCACCAAAAACTACGCTATAACGTTGATCATCAGTCTCCTCAAGGAAGTATCCACGAGTAGTACCATCAACATCAACAATATTTTGTACCAAATTATATGTATCAATCTCTTCAGACTGTGCATTGGGTGAAATAGAGACCGATAAAAGGTCTGTATCTACCTGATCAGCAGGAATTAAGTAATCTCGCTTCTTAACATCGTCAACAGTGTACTGATACTCTATAGTGTTACCTTGATTGATAACCACCTTACTAAAAACAGCAATACCATTAGTTTGATCAACTGATGCTTGTAAAGCTGATGGTAAAGTAAATGTAAATCCTTGTCCACTTACAGAAGATACAAAAACATCACCAGCTTGTAAAGTTACTGTACTAGGATAGGTTGTACCAGATCCAACAGTTTCTGTTTGTATAGCAAATCGTACACAAGCTTTTGGTGCTTTAATAGATCTAGGTGTATAATTTAATTGCTTTGCAATCTTTACAACATTATCTCTAATAGTTGCAGACTCTAGAAATGCCTCATTCATCGCCATATTAGCGTTGAAAGAAGCGTAGTATGTGTTATATGATAAAACGTCAAGTAAATATGATGCTGCAGATCCGTCAAAATCATAATCTGTGAACTCATCTCTAGTTCTCAGGTACGATCTAATGGATTCACGTATCTCCGTAAAGTCTAAAGACGTTAAATTTGATGGTATTGCTGCCATTATGTTTTCTCCAACAAGAAGTCTACAGTTTGGGTAAGAGTTTCACCGATAATAGTGTAATCAACCTCAACTTCAAGATCATTGGTATCAGCTACCTCTAATCTAACTTCATTAATAACAACACGTGGTTCAAATCGTGCACATACGTTAAATATTTCTTCTTTTAATTCCTCAGACATAAAGACATCGAAATTTTCAAAGAGCATTTGACGTAACCGTGATCCTTTAGTTGGTTGGAAAGGTCTCTCTCCAAACCCAGTCAGGATCAGGTTTTTGATGGATTGCTTAATAGCGTTCTCATTTTTAACCACAGAAAAATCCTCAGTATTGGGGTTGTTTTTCATCCCTATACTGAGGTCACGGAACTGTCTCGACAAGTTCCTTTCTGCTTTAAACCTATACGCCATATGGCGGTATTATTGTATTCGTATTTCTATTTAGTCACTTTCCTTGTCCTCGGTACTTCTTCCTTGCTTTATTTCTTGAAGTTGCACTCAATTTAGTGTGCTTACCCATCCCTTGACGGGTCTTTTTAGGTGTTGCTTCAACAAAGGTAGAAGAACCCCAAGCACCTGATTTGGTTTTTACTGCCATAATGCGTTTGCTGTTTCTATGATGCTAACACATTTGGACTACCAAATGCAACCACTGATGAACAAGGCCAACTTTTACCTGGTTTTCCAAACCCAAGGGGATCCATAATACGTCCTATTGGGATCTTAAATGCTAAAACTGTTTTTGTAGTAGCATAAAGGAGTCTCCAATGTCCTTTACCTAGCATATCCTCTGTTGTAAGGAGACTGCAAATGGTTGGAGTTGGAATAATACAAGTTGCTTTACCACAAGGACAAAGATAATTGATAATATTGGTTGTTGGTGATAAATGTGGTATAAATTGATCACCAAAAATCATAATTGGTAAACCATTGACGAGAACCGTTGCCCTCATTGGGTTTATGGCAGTAAGTGGGACTAGTGGCATTGGGGGCCACATACAAGTCTTCTCCTTAACAATAATAGGCAGTTGAATCGGTGGTGTACCGCAAGTCTGTGTACTGTGTATTGTTGAAGGAATAGGCACACCGTGCCCTGAACAGGGTAGTCCATTATGGTGTGCAACTGGTCGTAAGAGTCCTAATGCCATTATTGATCTTGGTTAGTTAAATCACATTCATCGAAATATGGGTTACCCCATCTCTTAATTGAATCTTCTAATAGGTTTGTTGCTCCAGGTAAGTAGTTTGCCCAGTGCATCTTGCCATTCCACGGTCCTATTTCTATGTATGGATTGTCTTCTGTAGTTTTACCTGTATCAAATGCAACTGTAGAGTGTACAACCTCACTGAGAGCAGAGCAATTACCATATTGACCGAATATACTACTCTGAATCCACGTAGTAGGTGACGTAAAAGGTGATCCTGAGCAAATATCATCACTTGCCTGACCATTTCCACTATTGTCATATGCACTATACACATCCAAAACACCATCTGCAACAAAATTATGCCAACAAAGATCTGGAAACTTATTACCACTACATCCATCTAACTGGATAGTATTGTAATCGTGCGTTTCAGACGTTCCATTGTTAGTAACAGTTACAGAACCAGGTGCATACGCCGTATAGTTGTCAGGACCAACCCAAGTAGCGAGTTTCTCGAGCTCTGTCCCATAGAAATCGAATGTAGTTTCATCACCAGCACTAGGCACGAACGTATAATTACCACCACCTGAACTAAAACACCGTCCTTTTACCGAAGAACCACGTGTACAGGAGTGAGATTTATCATTTGGACCAGCTGGGCGTGGTTTTGTGTAAGAAGGCTTGGGTAAAGACTCCAACCAATCTAAGAATCTCTGGTTAATTACCTCACCTTTTTGGGAAACATCACCTTCACACCATATTGATACACGTACTTGAGCGAATTCTTCCTTACTTCCGCAATATTTGTAAGGTAGATACCCATAAGTTGTGCTTTCACCGTACTGATTGAATGCAACATATGGACAAGGTATGTCAAAGAAACGCCTAACTTGATAAAATTTGGTCTGAAATGTCTCTAAACACTCTCCACCAAACATTCCAGGCATTCCAGCAGCCATTTTACTCTCAACAAAATCAGCATTGTCAACAGAATGCGATACAGAATCCGAAATAAACGCATCATTCTGTCCCCAAGTTGCATCAGCGTTCAAAATTTGACTCTGATATTCTTTTGGATCAAGATATGTGCTTAAATTTGTCCATCCTTTACCTACACCTGGGTTTAAACACGCAACAGGTACCTGATCACAGAATTTTGTCTTTTCATCAGGGTCATAATCAGTAGCTTTAATGTACCCAGAGACATATTCAGACTGAATAGGTTGGTTAAATTGTTTAAATGACTCTTTTGCGTATCCTAAACCTTCACCCCAAGCATCTAATGCTGCTTTATCTGGTATATTTTCACCTTCAGTATCAGATTTTAGTGATCTATCCAATTCTTCTTCAAGTCCTACAGCACTTTCAGCAACATATGAGTCACTACGAGTCTTTGTATCACGTTGTACTACAGAGATCTGTACTTCTTCACCAGGTTGATAACCAGCACCTGGGTCAGTAATGGTTACTGTCTTGACACAACCTAATGCATCTATAGTAACAGTCGCTTCTGCTTGCTTAATATTACCAGTATATCCAGCTTCAGTGATATATTGTTGATTTTTTACGTTACCTGCAACGTTTGTAGCATCATAACCTGCCTCTTTAAAGTCATCATTAGTCTGATAACTGATTGCAATCTCTCCAGATACGTTATCTTCGAAGGTTTCTGGTATATGAGACGCAGTATCAGAGTATCCTTCTTGTCTTGCAAGGTCAGGAATAGAAATAACCACCTGTGGGACTTTATAATCTCTACCACCATTGATGATTTCAATAGATCCTATTTGTCCTGCATCATTAACTGTTGCTTCTAGTATAGCTTCATCAAAATCTCTTAAGGGTATCTTTGCTTCATTGTCAATTTCTACCTTATAATATGACAATTTCTTTGGAAATTCATATACTCCAAAGAATGCTGCTTTGTCCTTTATACCGTATCCAGCTAAAATTGAAGCAATTGCACCATTCTCAGAGTTAAATGTCTGTTGATATTGGAAAGTATTGCCATTTTGACCTGCTATAGGTTGTAATCTCATATAACCACATCTTAATTCATCACCAAAATACCTTACATTTTGGATCAACCACCCATTTATAGTCTCACCAATCGTATAGAACCCATCTTCGTTCGTATATCTGAAGAATAGCATCAAATCATCGGTTCCTACAGCCCAAAATGACTCTTGAAGACCACTTCCAGCTGGTGCATCGACTGAAATATGTGTTTTTTGGGTTACCCACGCATCTTGACGCATCTCATAGTAATAAGAATGGTAATTAAACGTTGGTTCAACATTAGATCCTGATTGTGGTAAGCAAGGAGCATTAGTAGTGATCAAATTGATGCCATATATGGGTCCAGAGAAGGGAAATACGGTATCATACAGATAATATACGAATTGACCCTCAAAAGCGTCGTGAAAACCCAAAAATCGGGGTAAAGCTGCCTTTACAGCACCATTTTTGCCATAATACCACTCAAAATTGCCTTTTTCATCGATTAATTCGGCATTATCGGGGTTTCCCCAACCTAAAGTGCTTGCTGGACTGCTTTGTCGCTCATAACTTCTTAATCTAAACTGTCCACCTGAGTTCTCTGCCTCAAATTCGTACCAAGTTGACCTATCTACCTCTCCAGTATTGATAGGTTTGCCTGATTCAACAACCTGCTTTTTCTTACGTGGTGCATTTCTAGAGAACACATACCCCAATATACCTTGATACTTGTATGCCTGATCTAGTGGTAACTTACAGTTAGGGACACCAGGAATGTCCATCTCTAGGTTGTACTCATTGGCTGGGTCTGTAGTATAGAAATCATCGATGATATCTAACCTCTTATAATGATACAAAGGTATTAGTGACTCACCAGGATGTGTTACACCTGCAGAGACTGCTGCAGCAGATGAAGACCAGATATGTCCTAGACTAGCAACTGAGGGACCTGGGTCATTAAGTATACTTGTAGTAAGTGAAGCATTGCAATCACTACCGTTTCCATCCTTAAAGCATATCTTAGTATTACTATCTTGTAAGGTAAACCCTGCAGCATTACCATTAGTAATGGTACAGTTGTATGTTTGACCACCTGTAATCGTAGCAGTCTGTGGAACTGCAGTACCAGTCCTTCCACTTTGGGTAAATGATATATTCAGACCAGGAATTGCATATGTTCCTAATGCAGTACCAGCAGTACTAGGATTATCGTTCCAACTAAAGTTAAATGTAATCGTAGCGGTACCTGATCCTGTACAAACTAGATTACCACTTGCATCAAATGATGCTGCTACTGTACTAGCACCACTAACTGTGGAGAAGTAACTATTAAAGTTTGCAGCGTCATATAATAAGAATAATTCTTGATTACCAGTCAGACTCTTCTCTGATGTATAAAAGACCTCCCTCTTATTCCTAGGTTCTGCATTATAACGTCTAGGATTAAAAGGAACGCTATCAGGTAGTTCTTTTAAGTAATGCCAAGTATGATCTACTCTCCTACAAGAGAACCATCTCCATATAGGTCTTCTTTCCGCATCGCAGTTAGCAACGCAAGTCTCAACCTGTGTTCCGATATAATAAACTTCATCTTTTCCAAATTCATATGATCCAGGACCACTTCCTTCCACCTTAATCTGATACCCACCAGGACCGAACTGGGCAAATGCTTGATGATCTTCAGTTGTATATGAACGGGAGTATTCGTGTGAATCTACGGGATTCTGATAACTACGTCCTGTCTCTATCAGGTAAGCTGGCATTTAGGTAATGTACCTCCAACTTATTTAGTCGGTCATATAGATCATCAAATACTTCTTTTAGATTAGAATACTTGTCTGTTCCTGGTATCTTATACTGTATCATCTCTGCTCCACGCTTTAAGAACGCTTCGTGAGACTGAGCTTGTTTGGCAAGAGTCTTGATGGATTCAGCAATCCTTTCAAACCTCCATTCCAACTCGGCTTCATATGATTCAAATTCAGGGATTTCCATAATTAACTTAATAGTGCTAAATCTGAGAAATCACGCTTGATACGTGGTTTCTTCAATCTTTCTTGTTCTTCCTTAAACCATAGGTCTGCTTTACCGTCCCAATACGTATCATTGAAGTCACGCTTAATACGATTAAGTTTCGTTCCTCTAGCTCGTAAGCATTTGGATATACTGTTAAAACCTACTCCCACCTCTTCTCTAATCTCTATCCATTTCTTACCTTCATCGTACATCTTATAGATCATATCACGTTTTTCATCAGCAAGTCTAGGTGCACCAGGTAATCTACCTTCTGCTCTTGCCTTTGCTTGACCTCTTCTAACACTCTCAGACCAAGCTTTATCTCTTAATGAGTATCTCAAACCGTGTACCCACTTATGATGTGGGACGCATACTGTAATCTGGTTATGTGGGTGGTTATTAATCCAATCCCTGTCTATAGTAGAACCTTCATACTCTTTGCCGATCATATCATCAGCTAGTTTCGAATTTCTTTGTATAATATGGTGGTGATGTAGGTTCTCAGTGGTGCCACAAATGACACAACAATCCATTTGCATTTTTAAAAGTAGTTTAAGTTTATTACAATACGTCTTTCGTCAGTTGAAGTTGTTCCGCAATGCATCATAGACTCAGGAAATGTTACTAACCTGTTCCCTACTGATTCAATTTTCGAACCATCTTCAAATAAGGAAAAACCATCGTTATCATTTATATAGTAGATTGAGGTCTTTGATTCCCCTTTTTTATCATCGTTTATGTCGTTATGCATTTCAAACTCACGGACAGCATCCGCAACTGGGGTCATATTCGCCTTCACTCGTATAATTGCCCTCGGTTTAATCTTGTTTATTAATCCTAGTATAAGGTCGTACTCAGGGGTCATAGGAACCCCATTAGAGTACATTAGGTTAAACATATGCCAGTTATACTTCTCCTTCTCAATTAAGTCAGGATCAAACATCTGGGCAATATGATTGGTCTTCCTCCCATAGTACCAAGGGAAGGTATCTGCTTCTATAGCCGTTCTTAGATGATCATATTCATACGGATCTAAGAATCTATCATTAATCTCCATAATGTTGCGTCGCTCGGCGGAGGAGGGGTTTTAAGGGGTTTACTACTCTAAGAAATCATCACCAGATTCCAACTTTGTTCTTATACTTCTCCATATCCTCTGTACATTTTCAAGGGGTTTGCCACCACAGACCTCAGCCTTGTATAACAAACACCATTTGCCAGAGTTGCATATTAACTGACGTTCTTCCTTAGTGAACGTAGCAGTCCATTCAGTCTGCGGTTCCGACTGCTTGCTCATTATAATAGGGTTGCGTGTGTTCAAGTTTTCTGAGAATGCTGTTGCAAGTCTCGTATGCTGCGTGTTTGAAAGGACCAATGTGGTTCATTTGGTAATACCTAACAGCATCATAACACAATTTTTCCTCTTGTGAAGTAAAATCACTCATTGTTGGTTTTCTCCAATAAAATGGTTTCGTTATCTACACTATATTCTACCTCATCACCTGCCATTAAGTCAGCTTCTGCGAATATAGTGTCTGGTAGAATAACGTACAGATCCCCTGTATGGTCATCCTCCAATATCTTAGTGGTAAATCTATGCATCTTTTCTTATCACGTAGAGTGTCTTCGGTATATAGGATTGAACTGACTCTATCTTTGAGACATCAAATGCTAGATGATGTAATAAGTAACCTTCTCCAATGTATACAGCACAGTGATTGAGACGTTTATCCAATCTCATCACCAATATATCAAACTTCTGCAGATCGTCTATATCAAAGACTTCTCCCATCTCTGATGTTTTCAGTACAGACCACCCTTCTGCCTCCCACAGGTCTTTGAGGAACTCTTTGGCGGTGAAACTGTAGTCTTCTTTGCAGGTATGGTAGCCAATGTCCTTACCCATATCATAAAGAAGGGTGAAGCAACCCCCACCCTTAGTCTTAGACCATTCTCTGCCAAGGTAGTGGTAGTACTGGTCTTCTAATTTCTTTTTAACCTTTTTGGTCATTTTTTTCCTGCGGAATTTTTTATATATCTAGGTACCATTTATTGCGATTTCGATAATATATGCCATCCTATACTTTTGTAGGTTACACTAACTCGAAAAATTAATATACAGTTCTTATCACATAGTGGTGCTAATTGCAACTGAATTGTTAACACTTTGCAACGCTACGGGTTTGTGTTAATTAGTGTTGACAATCGTCTCACTATGTGTTAGTTAGTGTCGCTACGAGTTGTTAATACTTTCCTCCTCATATTGCACGTCATAACATAACCCTTCCGCAATGAAATAATCGCATAATTGTTGATACTGAAGCAACTGCTCATTTAGTCCACAATCTATTAAGAACTGTGCCAGGTCTATTTGTTCATCAGGGGGTAAATTACCCTCGTCTAATAGATCCAAATAGATCGCATATTTACTGGGAATGTGTATAGTCAAGATCCAAATCTCCAAATGAACTATCACTAACCTCGACTAGATTAGCGTCTTGATTATCACTATTATCAAGCATATATTCCACCCATTCTTTACTATTAGTGGGTTTAATTTGTTTGTCCATTTGTGTTAGTTTCCTGGAATGATTGTGAGTTGGATTGTTTATAATCAAGTGCCTTATTACGCCTTGATTTGTTTCTCTTTTCTCTCAAACTTTTTGGTCTATTTGATACATACGTGTCGTTACGTTTGTAAGTCCTTCCCATTGGAAATTAGAGCGAGTTTGTGTTAATTAGTGTTCATACAGTTAGTATAAACGAATTGTGGAAAAATGTCAATGGTTTGTGTCACAAATATGTGTGTCCCCTATGTGTTGACAACTGTTCCGTTCTTATATATACTCCTAACACCGCTATTCCTCGTGGGGTTTATAACATTTAAGAGCATCAATATAAAACACTAAAGTATGTTTATTTAACCATTTATTTAATCCACAAAATATTACTTAGTTGTGGAATATCTGTGGAAAACTAATACAAACTATACCCATTTTAGATTATTACTTTGGTCATTCAATTTGTCTTTGTCAATGTGAATAACGTTCTGGTAATCTGTTCCGCCTGGATGATAAGCAAGAGCACATAATCGTGCACATCTTCTTACAACTGTCTTACCATTTTGTCTTAAAGTAACACGTCTATATCCATTTTCGTTTAAATGTATCTTTAATTTCTTCCATTTTCCCCACTTAGTTGAATATATCTGTCCTTCGTTAGATACAAAATAGTCCTCGTAATTAGGGATAGGTTTGTATAAAATACCAGCATCATCTTGATAGGTATCGTTATCAATTTTTTTAAAGGGATTCATAGCGTTAAATGATAATTAAGGGGTCAAAGTCCAATGTTAAATGTTAATGAGATTCTATTACCTTCGTTGTTTTGTTGATACCCTCGCACCATATTTGATGGATATAAACATAAACAACCCTCTGTAATTGGTACTGTTCCATCTAACATATTGAAAGGGGTAATTTGTGTTTGATTGTATTGAATAACTGGGTAATGAGTTGATGTTACATTGCGTTTAAATTGTAATGGTGAATGTAAATTAATATCCCAATTTACAAAATAAGTTGCACTATAAAGGCAATTACTTTGTTCGTGTGGTGCATACATTCCTCCCTTATTTGTCAACTCTAAAGTATCATCAATTATATTAGGATTGTCTCCTAGATCATAACATAGTGATTTAGAGTTTATATCAACAACTGCTTCAATTATGTCCTCCTTAAGTGTTAGGAACTGTTCTAGGTTAAGTAAACCTAATTGACCTAATTGTAGCACCCCATTGTTTATATCTTTCCTGGAAGAGTTTGTGACATCTTCAGGCGACAATTTGCTGATATAATCTAATATAGTCTGTTTGTGTTGTTGATGATTAGTGA